TTTGGCAGCAAGACAGAGGACTTAGTTGTGCCAGCTAATTGGCGCGGGCCTTTGCTAATGCCTATGACGAGAGATAAATAATTATGGCTAACACCTATAAATGCGTAAGGTTTGAACCGATGTGTTCATGCGATGACAACAGTAAAGTCTGTTCTGTTGTGATTGGCTTAACTGCAACAGACGAAACCGAGAAACATTCCGCTTATACGGATGGCGTTCACCACTACGACGAGGACAATAAACCCACGTTGGATGAGGTGAAGTCAGGTGCATCTGCTCTTGTGAGTCAGTTCGCTGCTAACCAAGGGTTCATTGCCCAGTTGGATAGCCAGATAGAGGCCAGCAAGAAACGCGATGTTCCGCCCGAAGACTTTGAAGCTCCTGAGATCACCATAGATACTTCGGTGGCAGCAGAGGAGGGTAGTCCAGCTAACCCAGCAGCGGAGGAAGCTCCAGCAGAGGAATCATCTAATGGCGGCGAAGAAGAAAGCTCAGAAGAAGCCGAAGCCGAGTAATCCTTCTCTTTGGTCAAGGGCGCAGTCCGAGGCCAAGAAGAAGTACAAGGTACACCCTTCAGCTTACTCTAACTCTTATGCCGCTAAGTGGTATAAGGAAAAGGGAGGTAGGTGGTCGTAATGGCTTACTCTGGTGGTCTACGCCGATGGCACAAGGAGAAGTGGAAGGACGTTAAAACGGGCAAGGCGTGTGGGCGTTCCAAGGGCGAGAAGCGTGGAACCCCATATTGCCGCCCGTCTAAGCGCGTGAATGCTTCTACCCCGAAGACTAGCGGGGAGATGTCGGCTGCTGAGAAGAAGAAAAAGATAGGGGAGAAGAAACGTCTTGGTCAGCCAGCGGGCAAGCCAAGGAGGGTTAAGAACACTAAGAGGAAGAAAGGCTGATGTGTACCAACAAGGACTGCTTTGAGGATACTTGCAAGGGTGGCTGCAAACCAAAGAAGAGAAAGAAGCCGCCTAAAGAAGACTGGCCTTGGTATCGTCAAGTCAAAGCAGAAAATAAAACCTAAATAAAAGTACAGCATACTTGTGCTGTCACTTGCTTTTATATAAAATTAACTCGCGTATGGAAGAACAGAATAAGTTCCAAGAAGCGCAGCAACAAGTCGCTACATTGTTCCAAGCGGCACAATCGGCTCTGTTGCCTGCAAGAGATCATCAGGTCATACAGCAATCTGCTCAGGCTTTGGCCCAATTCTTACAAGATTTGGACAAAGACAAAGACAGCAGCGGCGATACTACTATCGCAATGCCTGATTAAAAAAAGCTGAACCAATGATTGTCCCATCCTGATACCGTGACCCATTTTTTTAAGACTCTATGCAATTTTCAATTGAAGATATTAAGATTCTCGGGGCTGGCGTTATCGGGGTGGGCAATCATTTTATTGAGCAGATTGACATTGGGGTCAAGCTGCTAATTAGTTTAGTAACTTTAGCTTATGTGGGCGTAAAGCTTTACAGGCTATTAAAAGAAAAGGATTAATATGTTTAAGTCAAAGACAGTTATGACAGGAGTTGCGGCAATATTGTCTGCAGCTGGGGCTTACCTTAGTGGTGAAATTGAGCTTAGTGCTGCTCTTAACATTGGAGTAACCAGTCTTCTTGCGATCTTCCTTCGTCATGGAGTGAAGAAAAGCGAGGAAGCGGCCAAAGCAAATTCTGCTGAGTGAGCATCCTGTTGGCTATACTTAGGGCTATACCAGTCCTGAAAAGTCTAGCTGACCAGCTAGAGGATGTAATTCGAAAATCAGAGGCACAGAGCAGGCGTGAAGAAAAAATGGACTACATTGATTCGGCTATTGCTGATGCTATCTGTCACCCTCACGAGCGGGTGCGTGACGAGGAAACTGAACTCGTCGAAGACTCTGATAGAAGTACATCCTAAAGGATTTAAAGACGCAGTAAACGCTAGCCCTGAGTCCCGTCTCTTTGTTAAGGACGCGCTCAGGGTTATTGTTAATTTAGAATACGAAATAGAAAGAGGAGATTGATATGCCATCACCAAGTAAACCAAGTGATTTTTCAAACCTAGTACTAACCTCGTCGTCAACTTTGTGCGACAGGTTTAAAGCTGCATTGTTAACCTTGCCTAGCAAGCTGTATGACTTTGTTAACTATGTGCTAGACGACACAGGCAAACCATCAACTGCGTTTGCTAAAGACCTTTTAGAGAATACGGGCATATGGCTCGTCGGTGAGATTAAACAGTCTGCATCTACTACTACTCCAGTTGGTTGGGTGGAGTGCGAGGGGCAAGCCTTAAGCAGGTCGACATATTCTGAATTGTTTGCGGTTACTGGGGAGAGCTACGGGGGTGGAGATGGTTCCACTACATTTAATGTCCCTGATTTAAGGGGGTATGTTTTGATGGGCAGAAATGAATCATCTAATCAGGCTGCTGATTTAAAAGCTGTTGCCCTTGGAGATATCACTGGAGACGAAGAGGTCAGCTTAGAAAACAGAAATTATCCAGACGCATCTTTTGAGGTGACTGGGTATGCTATGGCTCATGGAACTCACACATCTAAAAATGTACCTGAGTCTTCTGATCTAGAGCGTTACAGAGAAAGGCTTGGATATGCTCTTTACCATGAAGATAGCGGTCACAGGTCTGAGCCCTCATCCTTTGATACAGATGGCTCCACATTGCTGGCTTCCACATACGGAGAGGCGAAGATTGATGGGGCAGAGGGCGCACCAATATCTGTAGTGCAGCCTAGCTTTGCTGTAAGACATTTAATATATACTGGTTACTACCCATCTTAATATGCCAAGACTACCCAAGTTCAAAGACTATCATATAAGCCCATTAACTGGGCCTATGAACTCTTTGACCCCACTTGACCTGCTTAACGACAAGCAGTTCAGGTACATTAAAAACTTCAGGGTTGACGGGGCGGGAAGGCTAAAGAGAGCAGGTGGCTTTAAAGCTTTATTCGATGATGGTAACTACAATGTTAGTGGAACAATAAAGAACAACAGCGATCTTCATGATCAGCTTGGATCGAAGCAAACACCAACCAACACAACTAGAGAGCCGATAACATTACTCTATGAGTTTGAAAGTGGTAGCGGTTCTAGGAAGTTAATTGCTGCCACTAAAAGCAGGATATATGCGCTTAATCAAAGATCACGAAACTGGGTTCTAATAGGTGATAATGGCGGAGGAGGGTATGGGCAGGGAACCTCTGCCTCATTCAGCACCACCAAGTTTAAAGCTGCCCAGCTAGGGAACAACATAGTATTCACTAACAACTATGATCAGCCTTTGAATTGGTACTTTGACGCTAACCCTAAGAGGTCTGATAAAAACCTAGTTCAAGCCATTCCAGATTTAGTTAAGTTAAAGATTACAAAAGCTGCACACATTTCCGAGTATAAAGGTTTCATGTTCCTTGCAGACTTGGAGGAGGCAACTACGCAGCAGGTAGCAAAGGTTCAGTGGTCTGATTATGTTGATGCGACTAGCTACTATCCTTCACTTGCGTCTCTTGCTGGTCAGCAAACAGTAGGTGACATTGGTGAGCGGATTATTGGAATGGCCGTTCTCGGTGATCACCTAATGATTTACAAGGAGCGTAGCATCTGGAGATGCTCGCTTGTTAGTTCTTCTAACTTGTTTGTGTTTAAGCAGGTTTACCAAGGAGAAAACACCCCGTTCTATGAAGACACTTTAGTTAATACTGGGGACGCCCATTTCTTTATGTCTCAGGCAGGGATATACAGAATGACTCTTGCTTCTCTTAGACCTCAAAGAGTCGACTGGATGCACAACGCATCAGCAATCATATTTGAGGATGATAAGATTACGGGAGAGGACGGGACGGGGCCGAGACATGTGACTGGAGGTATAAAGAATTTAACAGAAACTCAAAGCGGTGATATAGCAACTCTTGCTACTTGCCCAAGTAGGCCTCCTGTTATATCTGCACACCCCGGTAACTTAACAATAAACGCAAACCCTTGCAGCGCAAGCTACACAGGTTCGGCAACATTATCGGTTACAACTTCGGCTGGAGTTGAGCCATTTACTTACCAGTGGCAAAAGAAACTAGAGTCAGGAAGTACTTGGGCAAACATTACAAATGCTAACAAGAGTTCTTTTACTATTAGCAATCCTAAATCCAGTGACTTGGCAGTTAATGGTGTCAAGTATCAGTACCGAGTAAACATTTCTAATGATGACGGGAACGTGAACAGCAACTCGTCATCTGTTACATTTGCTGCTGACAGCGGAGCTCCTTCCTTTTCTAAACATCCAGATACCTATTATTATAAAACAACAGGTGACGATGTTGAACTAGAAGTGAGGTTCTGCGGAACAATTAAAACTATTCAGTGGGTTAGGAACGCAGACGGAACCCCTGTGAATATTAACCATGATGGCACTAAGTATATAGTTGAGTCTGGTCAGGTTGAGGGAGGTTCAGGTTACAACTTCAGTAAGCTTACAATTAAGAACCTAGCTAAGTCAGACGAAACTGGAGGGCCATATGCTTGCAAGGCAACAAACATGGCTGATCAGAATACTACATCTAATAATGCGGAGGTGTATGTAACCAGAGCTTCAACTGTTACCGTGGATTCAGATACTGGGGGCGAGACTGTCACAGCTAGTGCAGACGCATTAAGAGTAACACTCCTTTCCCAACCGAGATATGAGTTATATATTAATGAGTGGATAGGCAGGAAATTTTTTGGTGGCGTCATAAAGTGGAGAGGGGGCAACTTTTGTGAGATTAAGCGTCTAGTTTCAGGCGTGATGAAAGAACAGCCCAACTATGAACAGATAATGGCGAAGGTTGCAGGAGGTC